TCAATATCTTTAATAATTGCTGCCATGTTTATAAATAGGTTACGAAATTCACAAGGTCGGTCACATCTTGAGTTGGCACTTTAGGCGGGTAATATTCTCCGGTTTCAATCTGCTTTTCAATGCCAACGTATTTTAACCCCAATTCCCTAAATGCAGGAATATCACTACCATACACCGGCAATCCCATGCTTAACGCCTCTAATGCAATGGTAGGCATCCCTTCAGTATCTGATGGCATCAATAACGCTTTACAATCGTACAGAATGGCGTTTAAGTCTATGTTTGCTGCCCTATATTCAAGGTTTGGCAGCATTGCTTGTATTTGGTTACCGTACCCCGCCAATACGCCTACAAATCGTTTTTGTGGGTATTGCTTAGCATACTCAATCAATTTTAATCCGCCTTTATTGCGGTTGCAGTTTACAAGGGTGTACTTATCGCCGCCGGTAATGGGTTCGCTGCCTGCATACCTGTTAGGCGGATAATAAACCATACTTTTTTGGCATTCATAATTTACTTTTTCGGCTACATGGTGAGCGCAATATATCACACGGGCATGGCTTACGTTAAAAGGTTCCCTATTGCAGTTGTGTTGAATGTAAACCATGGGCTTGTCACATTGTACCCTAGGCAATAACATTGGTGTGGTCACAATAATATCGCTCCATTCATTCACCAATGCGCGAAGGTTGCTCGCTGGCATCCCTGCAATACCATCAAATTCTACTGGTCGTGTAAGGCTTAATGAGCAAATAATAACGCTGTGGCCGTAGGCGTTAAGTATTTTGGCAAGGTTATGATGGTAAACGCTTGCCCCGTTTAGGCTTAACGATAGGTGGTGGTGTTCCGCTATTAATATTTTCAAGTTGTAGGTGGTTTATAAGTTCGGCTTTCGTGAAGTTTTTTATCTCATTCCAATATTTGTGGCCGGCCACGCTGTCAGGGTTCCGCATGGTGCTATTTACGCCCCTGTAATGGTCAAGATGGTACAACGCCCCTGTTACCCGTAGTACCTTTAAACCTAACAAATTAAACCGCCAAAACCGCTCAGCGTCCTCCGGGCAATAAGAAATAAATTTTTCATTCTCCCCGCCTGCCTTCAAAAATGCCTCTTTATTATAACCCACCACGCCGCCAACGCTGGCGAAGGCCGCCAATCCAAAACCGCGCCACTTATCGCCCCTGAGCGCAGATAGGTTGAGGTCTGCTTTAACTTGTGGGAAATAACGCCGGTCAACGCCTGCAAAAGTGCCATCGTAAGGGTAACAAATATCGGCACCATTGCGAAGCCGGTTAACCATCTCTAACAGTTGAAAAGGTGGCACAATTACATCGGCATCCAGGTTTACTACATACCGCGTTTTTGCCGCTTTGGTTAGTTCGTTTAGGGCTTTGGTACGGTGAAATTTACCGCCGTAATCAAAGTGCATATCTGCATTCATCTGATTGGTGTTTATTTCCCCGGTTAAAATATTGGTGTAAAAATGGGCGTTCAAATAATCCTTAATTAAAGTAAGGTTATCAATTCTATCTTGGTGGTCAAAACTTACCGGAATGATAAACGTCACATCATGCAAATAACATTTAGAAATCCTCGGGAATGCCCAATAGTCAGGGAATAAGTCAACTGTGCTGCATTGCTTTGCCAGCTGCCCATCAAACCAACCGGCAGGGCGTACCACAAAACCGGCACTGAGATAAGCCGCCCACCAGCTGAATGTACTATTCGCAATAATGTGGAACCGGTGCGCAATCATGTGTCGTAGTTCCTTTATCGGGTCATCATCATGGCTCCAGCCGCTGGCATGGTGCAATTTAACAAACGTTGCATCGTCACTAAAGGCCGTTAATGGTTTGCCGGTGAAATATTCGGCGTACTGCTGCAAATAATAGGCAACACTAAGCTGGTGGTAGTTTTTATTCCCCACGTAGTCGTCTCGGCGGTAATGGATGGCCACCTTATCAACCGTGCCGGGTTCGCAATTTTTTGGGGTTAAATATTCCCTTATTTGTTCATCGAGTCCGTTCCAATATTTAGGGCTTTGAAAATACCCATCTAAACTCATTATATCATCAGTTAACCTACCCTCTAGGCTCATGTCAAATTCAAAACATTTCTCCTGCACAATGGGTGCCGGTACAATATCACCATACCAGCCATCGGGTATATTAAACTGATCGCGGTACTTCCAATTTTTAGGGATGCGCGGAATATAGCCGTTTCTTAAGGCTAAACCAATCAGGGCAGCGATGGTAAAAAGGTGGTTGCCTAATCTCCCGCCCTTACCTATGTTCGGTAGTTGTAGTATTTTCATGACAACAAAGATAAAAGCAAAACCCCCGATATTGAAATACCGGGGGTAAACTGCTTATGAAAAAAACTGCTGTGTGCTTAGGTCACGTTACCGAGGTCGGCATAAACAAACGCTGCTGGCTGCAATACTGCAAGCTCAACACGTGCTTCTACTTTCCAGGTTACGGTGTTGTTGTCGAAGTTATCGCCGCGGTCATCGGTTTGAACGCTCAGGCCTTCAGTTTGTACAATGCCCGCCTTTGTCCAATCCCCTACAATTACTTTATCTTCAGGAATAAAGGTAGTTTCGTAAACCGGAATACCAAAGATGCGGATAATGCCGCTATCAGACAAAGTAACGCCGGGAGGTAATGTGTAATCACCAGAGGTCGCGCCCTTGTTAATGAAGATTTTGTAAACATCGGCAGGGTTCAGAACAATACCATTGGGCTGGTAGTTGGCAGAACGTAAGTTTGCAACTAAGCCCATAATCTGGTCGATGTCGTTGGGTGTACCCGGTACAACTGCGCTGCCTGTAGCTGCCAAAATCAAAGTAGCATAAAATTTGCTGTCCTCGGCAAAAAGGTATTCACGCAGCATAAACTGCGGCATGAAAGACTGAAGGAATGGCAAATCTTGCATCATTTGCTTTGCAACGGGGGCTAAACCAGCCAAATAGGTGGTGTTCACCGTAATCATCTCAAAACGAGCATTAATAAGGCTCTTTTTGTTGCCAGCTGTTTGGTCGGCAATAGAACCTTCTTTTGCACGTTCGCGGGGAAACTGAAAAATACCGGTGCCGCTGGGGATTACCTGCACAAGGTTACGGAAGTTAACCAATCTGCCTGGAATCTGCTGCAAATTAAGGTTATAGGTGGTCACTGCGCTACCGGCTAAAAGGTCATCAGCCACGGTCATAGTGCCTGCTGTCTTTAACAATAGGTCAGCCGCGTTAGGGCTACCAACGCTAAACTTTTTCAGGGTTTCGCCGCTCAGGTTTTCTTTAATGCCTTTTGTCAGGTCACCCATCAGGCTGGTTTTGTTTTCGCCTTTCAGGTTCATTTGCCCGGCAGCTGCATCAAGTTTCTGAACCTGAGTGCTGAGGCTTTTCAGTTCGTTAGCCACTGGTAAAACTGCATCGTTTGCAGCCTTAATGGCGATTGGTTCAAGGTCGCTTTTTTTGGCCATGTCTTTTTGACCTTCCTTAACACCCTCAATGGCTTTTAGTACCATTGCTGTGGGGTCACCGCCGCCGTCATTTCCGGCTGCGTCTAAAAATATTCTGTTCATTTTTTGGGTTTTAAATTGATAAATACGTTAATATCAGGTTTGCGTCTAAGCCTTTTTTGGTCGTTTCCGGTTCCAGTGGTTCAACGGCTGGAATGGCTTTTAAATCAATAATAAGCTGGCTCAGCTGCTTTATTTCGAGTAATAAAATCTCAATAGCTTCGTCTGTGGCATCGGTATTTTTTACGAATGCTGTTAGGCGTTTAATGCGGGCTTCATAATCTGCAATGCCCTTAATGCCGGTCATTGGCGTGTATTGGTTCACGCCCCAGCCGGTTAAGCTGCTGCCCTCCATTAATTTCAACTCTAACAACATCTTTGTGCCGTTTTCACCTTTGGCGGTCTTTATTTCGCGGTAACCAATAGAATGTTCTGTTATCAGGTCGCTTTCTGCCATTTTCATGAAATCCGCTGCCACGCTGTTAGTACCTATTTTGCTTTCGTATGCAAGCCCGTAACTGTCCTCTTTTAACATGGTAAACTTGCCTATCGGCTGCGTAATATCGTGGTTAAGGAGGTGTTTTATTCGCGGCTGCCTGCTTTCGGGTCCTTGTTCCTGTATAGTTTTGGTAAACGCCCCCGGCAATACAACATCTTTATAAGCGTCGGCAACATTGAAGGCCGACAAATACCCGCTAACAATGCCCTGTTTTTGGTCAATGTCCTTAAACGTTAAGGCTAAAGATTTGTATTGATATAAGTTCATTATAATTAAATAGGTTTATTTTTTTTTGCGCCTTACCGCGATAGTACAACGACACGAAATAACATCACCCGCCCCCGCCCCCAGCGAAGTATCGCCAGGAAACAACAACTGCGAGCCGCTTATCGGATCGGTAAACGGTTCCAAATAATCTACTACTTTGCCATTCATGTGGAAGTGGTCAGCCTTCGCGCCTGGCTCTGCGCCTCTTGTCCGTTTATCGCGGGCAGCAATCCATACGACCTCCGCCTCATAAGGTAGTGCCGCAATACTATCATATTTCGCCCACGCTAATGTTCTATTGGTTTCCGTGCGGGCAATCACTCGCGCCCTGTTACGGTCAATGCCGCTGGCTTGTAGGTCTTTAATAATAATGTCGTAGCTGTCACCGTCTTTTAAGCCTTTAGCAATTCTGTCTAAAACGAGCCTAATCGTGTAGTCATTCATGCGGGTAATCATGGGTTCTAAAAATGTACTTAGCCATTGTTCAACACTTTCATACCAAACACCCGAAAATCCAAAACCTTTAACCTCTAGGGTTAATGTTTTTTTGGAAACTTTATCATAAATAGCCATCAACACCCGCCTAATTGGTGCAGCATCTATCAGCCCGCGAACATTGGCATAAGCAAATAACAGCCCATCTTCGCGCAGTACCTTATAAAACTTTGCTTTCGACTTACGCAATGCCCAAAATATCCGGCTGGTGTACTCGCGCTCCAGCCGGTTCTCTAATTCGAGATGGTCACGCCTAATTTGCGCTATCGTCATAATCACCGGAATTTAAACTTTCGCCGAAATCGTCAATGGGTACCAAATTTGATGGAATGTAAACTTTGTCCATGGCAGGGTCGGCAATGGCATCATATTTGCTCATCTCGCGCTTTTCATTCGGGGAAATCCACCACATTTTATCCGCCTGCTCAACCACTTTGGCCATGTCCTCTTGCATCTCAGGCAAAATAGTTATATCGAAATCCACATAGTACTCCCCGGTATCGTACCCCATCATGGGTAGTAACCAGTTATTCCAAATGTGCCGGTATGAAACGAGGTCACTATAAATGCCATTCGTCACCAACTTACGAAGGGCATTAATGGCGTTATCGTATTTGTTGTCGCTCTTCAATAATTCTGGCGGGTAACCAAAAATTAAAGCAATCCTTTCATCACTAATATTTTTGCCGTTTATAAGGCCCATATCAACCGCATCTAATCCAATGTTATGGAAGTCCACGGGTGCAGATATACCGCCGATTTTGCCCCTGTTATCGCTGCCGGTGAGCCATGTGGTAATGGTATCGCGGAACAATGAAACCTGTTCTTTGGTTATTAATTCCTTTGGGGTTAAAATGCCTCGCGCCCCGCCGTTTTCGTACATTTTAGCCATCTGCTTGCTGGCTTCGTTACTGGCCTTTACATCCATTAAACCCGCCTTTAATGGGCTTAAGCCATAAAGATGGCTGCCGTCTGTTTGATAGTCAGGATTGGCGTACTTCCAAAGGTAAACTTGATCCTTGGGTAGTTCATTATAAAACGCCCCCATCGGGGAAAAATAAACCTTTTCAAAATCCATCAAATTGGCTTCAGGCTTTAGGCTTATCCATTGCGATGGCAAAATATGCAGGCTTTGTACGTTTGTACCGGTTACGCCCTTATTCGCGTAAATACCACTTAGGCCGGTTAACTTCAAAAAGCAAAGTGCCATCTGCCTAAACTCGGCATCAGATTGGTAGCTGTTAGGTTTGGCCATCAACTGTGACAATGGATGGTTATCGGGCATTTCATCCATTGCGGCTGCCTTCAACATAATAGCCCGCTCATTAAACGCCAGGCTGCTAATGGCCTTATATTGCTTTAATGAAGTGTCTTTTTTGACCCGATAAACGTAAAATGGTATTTGTGCAAATTTCTGCATTAATGCCGTTACCACCGTATAAACTGCACTGTTACCGTTGTACCCGTCTTTAATGTAGGCCGTCGTACTGTATGGAATCATGGTGAACCCGCCGCCAGTCCACATCATGCCGAAGTTTACCGGTGCGGCTTCTTTAATTGCTTTGCGGCCTAAAATCCTGTCCAATATTACCATGCTTCAAATATTATTTTGGGTTTTGAAAAGTGCGTATGAACCGCGTATCTGAGGGCATCAACTGCATCATCATCTTGCTTTACCGGTTCTTCCAGAATCTTATCATTTTTGTCCTTTTTCCATTTATACCCCTGCATCTCCCGTATTAAGTTCACACTGCCCCTCGTTATAAATAGGGGTGCGCTTTTTAG